GCGTTCGGCGGCGGGCCGCTCGGAGCCGGCGGGATCAGTTCGTCCGGGTCCTCGATGTCGAAGGCGCGGAAGGCCCGCTTGTAGATCTCCGGGTCGTTCAGGCCCCGGCCGGTGAAGCCCAGCAGCAGCTGTGCCTTGCCCATCGCCTGAAGCTTGGTGGCGACGGACGGGTCCGACACCGGGCAGATGTCCTTGTCCGAGAGGTTGAAGTCCCGGTCGAAGTCGGCTTCCGGATCGTCCACCACCTCGAGGTAGTCCTGCGGGTCGCCGTAGGCCGAGACGCAGCCGTAGAAGCGCCGGAACTCCTCCCGGAGAGCCCGGTAGACCCGCTTGTAGATCGCGGTGAACACCTGAAGGCCCTGCTCGATCATGGCCTGCGTGGTGCCGACCGGAGCCGTGGTCGGCGCGTCGCCGGTGATCACGTCCTTGATGGAGGCGATGTCCTTGGCCGCGCCGAGCATCAGGTCGAGCAACTGGAACAGGATCGGCGAAGGCGCCGGGAAGGTGCGCTCGTAGATCGCGTTGCGAAGATCCTGGCCCGAGGCGTTGACGGTCTTGTACTCGCCCGGCCGCCACTTCAGCGCACCCGACTGCCCGGAGCCCTGAAGCCTCAGGCCCGCGGCGATGAAGCCGCCGCCCGCGACCTGCGCGTGCCCGGCGTCGAGCATCTGGTTGATGGTGGTGTCGATCACCGCCGTCAGCGGCTCCAGCAGATGCCCGAAGCCGATGTCGTAGAAGCCGCCTTCCGGGTCGGGCAGGAAGCTGTACTTCGTGTACGGCACGAAGCGGTCGATTTCGACCACCTCGTCCGTCTCGGCGTTCATCTTCACCTGCTCGGGCGAATAGGCCGACTCCAGCCGCAGAACCTGCCTGGTCTCCTTGTCCACCGTGACGACGTAGGGTTCCTCGAAGCCGTCGCCGTCCAGATCGTCCAGCCGGTGCTGCTCCAGCAGCATCCGCGGGGCCTGATCGTCCTCGCCGGTCGCGGGCAGATCGACGTCCCGATAGAAGCCCGAGCGGACCCGCGCCGTGATCTGGTACGGGTAGACGTCGGGAATTTCCTCGGTCACCCGCGGCGCGGTCTGGAGGCTCTTGGCCTGCGCCGACACGACGAGGCGCAAGGGGCTGACCAGCGCCGAGCACGGCTTGGACCGCGGCGCGTCCCACCAGGTCTTGCGGAAGGCGCAGCCGACCACGGGCAGGAGGTGCAGCAGGACGTCGGTATCGCCCTCCCAGTCCTCCACGCCGTAGAACAGCTGGTGGTTCAGGTAGTCCTTGACCCGGTTCGCGCGGCGCTGCTTGGCCTGCCGCGACGCGGCGAACTGCGCGGCGGCCTGACCGTAGGCCTGCATGACCTCGGGCGGCGCGTCCTTGGGCGGCGGCGGCAGGTTCGGCGAGCCGAACACCTTCACATGCACCGCCTCGTCGCCCTTGACCACGGCCGGATAGGCGCGGGCGGCGAACTGGAGCGAGGCCACCAGCAGGATCGGGTACTTGACGTTGGACGCCTTGTCCCACGGATAGGTCTTGGCTTGCGGCGCGGTCTGGGCGGCTGCCTTGAGCGCGTTGTCGGCCTTGGTCTTCCACACCGACCGAGAGGCGTCGTCGCGCTCGTAGTCCTCCACCACGTCCGCCCCGAGCCTGGCGAGTTGCTCGGCGGTCAGAAGGTGCGAGACGTCGCCCGAGGTCTGGGCGAACTGCATCAGCTTGGCGACGTGTTCAGGCGGTGCGGGACGAGCTTCGGGGGCGGCCTCGTACTCGTCGCCGACCGGCGCGCCGAAGGGTTCGTCTTCGGGGATCAGATCGTCCATCAGTACCCCGTCTGTTCCGAACGGCCCCGCGGCGCGTCGTAATCGTTGTCGAAAACCGCCTCCGCGATGGGTACCGCGAAGGTGAGCGCCGCGGCGTCGCCGAGGTCGGGCGAGAAGCTCAAGCGCTCACGGATCTTGTCCTTGGGCTCCAGCGTCAGTTCGTTGTTCGAGCCGTAGCGCGTCGCTCCCGAGCCCCACACCGGCGCCGTCTCGTCCGCATGGAACACGTCGTTGTCCGGAACCTGCACGCCGCCCGGCGTGTCGTACCAGGCGCGCTTCAGGTCCCACATCTCGGCGCGGCGGTTGGTGTAAAGCTCGTCGCCGGTCGGCCCGATCCCCAGCGGGGAAGACCCGAAGTTGACCGCGTTCACCACGTGGCCCCAGCCCAACTCCACCAGACGGTCGTAAAGCCCCGCCCCGAGACCGCCCACGTCGATGTTCATGGCCGCCGGCCGAAGCCGCTTGATGACCGACACGCACTTCCCGGCCAGAACCATCAGGTCCTTGTCGTCCCAGCGCTCGCAGATGTTCTGACCCAGGCGACGGCCGCGACGGTCGATGACGCCGGTCTTGTCCCCGCCCCGAGCCGGGTCCACGCCGATGATGAGCGGTCCCTGACCCGTGACGCTGTTCTTACGGGCCTTGGCGACCTTCTCGGACGGGATGAAGCTGTTGCCCGCAGTCTGGAACGCCTCTTCCGCGGTCGCTGGGTATTCCTGCTTGAACTTCCAACAGGGCGCCGTGTCAGGCTCGCCCACGGCCGAAGCCATGTCGCGGTTCTTGCAGTAGGCCCAATAGAGCTGACCGAGCGTCAGGCGGTGGGTCTTGCCGTACTCGGCCCACTTTGGCCCGGGCTGCCAGTCGCCCGCGTCGCGCTCGTAATCCTCGCCCCAGAACCACGGGACGAAGATCGCCTCCTCGTCACCGTCGCCCCGAGCCGCCACGGCGTAGCGCCGCTGGAACACGTTGCCGATGCCGTTCGCCGTGCTCTCCAGCAGGCGCTCGGTGCCCTCCGCGTCGGCGATGGCCTGGAACGCGCCGTCGATATGCGTCTCGGCGTTGGGCCAGAAACCGACCTCGGAGCCGTGGAAGAGCTGCAGGGTCGAAGAACGCCCGACGCCCTTCGTGCCGGCGGTCGCCACCGAATAGGAACAATCCCGACCAGAGAAGGCCAGTTCCTTGGCGTTGGCGGCCTGCGTCGCGTGGCGAAGCTCGTCCGGACAGTTGTCGTGAAACCTCTTGGCCATCAGGAAGAGGTTGTCGGTCGCCTCCTGCTCGTGGGTCAGGATGAACGCCTTGAGGCCCTTCCCGCCCCAGAGCCGCCAGTAGTAGCGCCCCTGAATGTACGTCGAGGCTCCGAGCTGGCGCCCCTTGAGGATGATCGCCCGAACCTTGCCGGTCTTGCGCCGCTGCGCCTCCAGCCGTTCGTGCAGATAGAGCTGCGCCCGGTTCAGCTTGAACGGCACGACCGCGCCGCTCTTGGTCCGGATCTTCAAACAGTGCTTGGCGAAGAACTGGAAGTCCGACCGGAGCCGGGCCAGGTTCTCCTTAGCCTTCGGCGTCAAGCTCATCGAGCGCCTGACCGAGAGTGCGGATAACGGCCTCGCTCTTAGAGCGGTCGATCACCAGACCGTTGAGCTTGGCTACGTCCATGAACGCCGCGCGGGCGACGCTGAGGCCTGACGCCTCGCCCAAGTCCTCCGCCTTTTTGGCTACGACCATCAGGCGGTCGGTGAGGTCGGCGACCGTCACCTCGGCGCGGGTTGCGGCCCGTTCGAGGATCTCCGCCACGCGCCCTTGCACGTTGACATTTGCTGACAAGCGGGAGGCCGCGCCGCGGTCGGGCTTATACCCGGCCTCCTGATACGCTTCCTCTTGCGTCATGCCCTTGGCGAGACACTGAGCGAACCGCTCGTGTTTGGGGTTGTCCAGCGTGGGCATCGGCCCGGCTCACTGTTGCGTTCAGGCCTGCGGCTCGTCGGCGACGACTTCCGGCTCGGCGGGAGCTTCGCCTTCGTCGTGCCCGGCATCGGCCGGCGGCAGCGCCACCATGCGGGCGGCTTCCAGCGGATCGCCGAGACGAAGGGCGCCGGTCAGCAGGGCCACTTGCGCTTCCAGGGCTTCGATGCGGTCGGTGTTGGTCATCGGACTTTCTCGCGATTAGCTAGTTGATCGGCTCGGTTAGCTAGCTCATGCTGCCGGAATGAGCAGCAAGGCCGTCACCGAACATCGCGCCCGCCGGAAAGCGGAGGGCTGGAAACAGAAGGCGTTCTTCCTGCCGCCCGAGGCGGTGAAAGAGTTGGCTCGGCGGGCGAAAGCCGCAGGGATCAGCGAAACCCAAGTGCTGGTCGGGTTGCTGACAGGATCGGCGATCCCGTCTGTAAAGACGGTCGCTGAACCGAAGCCGAAGCCTCCAGCGCCCAAGGTCTCGGTCGGTTCGCTGGTCGGTCTGCCTCCAGGCGCGAAGCTGAAGGGCTAGGGTTTCGCCTCGCACGTTCACGCCCGACTGCGGTTCAGGGGGTGTGTCGCTGCGTGTTCGGGGAACGTGGAGGCGAAGGGGTGCAGGTCGGACGCAAGAGCGTCCTTCCCGTGTGTCGGAGAGCGTCCGCGAACCTGCGGGCGGGTTACAGGCGCGTGTTCAGGTCGTTGACCCGATACGCCAAGCGGCGCTTGCTGCTCATGGGCAGTGCTCTCCGCTAGGGGCCAGCCATTGATCAGAGAGCAAAATTCAGGCATGAACCGCATACGCAAGTGCGGCGCGGGCCTCGATCCTGCGCTCCTACCCTGACCTGAGGGACGTACCTTGGGCCAGGGCCAAATATCAGGCGGCTCCGATCGGTGGTGAGACCCGACTCGGAGCCGTCTGTGAAACCCGTCTCATCCCGTCGCTTGATTGATTGGTCGCTCCTTTAGCACCCCGGAGCGTGGGGAAAG